GTGGCATCAGCAACATCTGTAGCATTGTCTAACGGTATTCTACGTTCAGTTACATTAACAACATCTGCAACTACAGCAGACCAAGTATTAGATAGTATTGCAGTTGCAACATATAGAAGTGTGAAATATCAAATTTCCATCACTTCAGGATCCGCCTATCACATGACAGAAGTTAGTGTGATTCATGACGGAACTGGTGCATATATCACAGAATATGGTACTGTGTTGACAGGAGCATCGTTGGCATCATTTGATGCTGATATTTCAGGGGGCAATCTTCGTTTGTTGACAACTCCTGTAAACGCAGTCACAGTATATAAAGTCATGGCAACAACAATTAATGTATAATTTAACAGCCAAGAGGAAATAGAATCATGGCAACAACAAAACGATTTGTCGCAAAAAATGGGTTAGATAACAACGCTCAAAGCATCACCAACGTAGGTGTATCTGGCGCAACTCTTACAATGTCAGCCGCACACACTTTGACATTGACAACATCAGGAACTTCAACATTAACTGTTCCTTCTGGAACGGACACGCTTGTTACGCTAACGGGAACACAAACCCTGACCAACAAGACGTTAACTAGCCCAACAATGACTGCACCTGTCCTGGGAACACCTGGTTCAGGAACTCTTACAAGTTGCACAGGACTCCCGATATCAACGGGTGTTTCTGGATTAGGGGCTAACGTTGCTGCTTTCTTGGCAACTCCAAGTAGTGCAAATTTAGCGTCTGCCTTAACAGATGAATCAGGTAGTGGCACAGTTGCATTTACAACGTCACCCACGTTTGTGACACCAACGTTAGGTGCAGCGTCAGCCACATCAGTGAACAAGGTTGCTATTACATCACCTGCAACTGGGTCAACATTAACCATTGCCGATGGCAAGACATTAACAGCAAGTAACTCGCTGACATTGACGGGGACTGATGCTACTTCATTTGCATTCCCAGGAACTAGCGACACGGTTGCAACCCTTACTGCCACTCAAACATTAACTAACAAGACGTTAACAAGTCCAACGTTAACGACCCCTGCCCTAGGAACACCTGGTTCAGGAACTCTTACAAGTTGCACAGGATTGCCTCTCAGTTCTGGCGTAACAGGCACACTCCCTGTAGCTAACGGTGGCACAGGCATCACATCACTCGGCGCAGGAATTGCTACATTTCTAGGAACTCCTAGTAGTGCAAATCTTATTACAGCAGTCACGGATGAAACAGGTACAGGCACATTAGTATTCTCAGCTAGTCCAACATTCACAGGCACAGTAAGCGCCGCTAGTTTGACTCTGAGTGGCGATTTAATTGTCAATGGAACAACAACAACCGTTAATTCCAATACCGTATCAATTGGCGACAACATTCTCGTTTTAAATAGTGATGAAGCAGGGACGCCATCACAAAATGCAGGTATTGAGATTGAACGCGGCACATCTACAAACGCCTCATTAATTTGGGATGAAACTGCTGATGTTTGGAAAGCAGGATTGGCAGCGGCAGAAGTTGAGTTGGTTACACTAACGGGAACACAAACCCTGACCAACAAGACGTTAACTAGCCCAACAATGACTGCGCCTGCTCTGGGAACCCCAGCATCAGGTACCATGACCAACGTGACTGGCACAGCAGCAGGATTAACTGCGGGCAATGTCACAACCAACGCCAATCTCACTGGGCATGTTACTTCCGTGGGGAACACAACAACAATAGCATCAGGAGTTGTAACCAGTGCGATGATTGTTGATGGCACAATTGTCAACGGAGACATTAGTGCTTCGGCAGCAATTGTTGATACTAAATTGGCAACAATTAGTACTGCGCTCAAGGTAAGTAATAGTGCTACGACTGCGACAAATGCCAATACTGCGTCTGCAATCGTTGCACGAGATGCCTCAGGCAACTTTAGCGCGGGAACGATTACTGCAACGTTGACAGGTGCTGCAAGTTCAGTGGCAAACACATTAACCATTGGTTCGGGTTTAGGTGGTTCAAGTTATAACGGATCTGCCGCAGTTACAATTACTAATACAGGGGTGACAAGTAACGTGGCAGGCACAGGCATTACTGTGTCAGGTGCCACAGGTGCCGTTACCATCTCTATCCCTCAGGCAATTACCACATCATCAAACGTTCAGTTTGGAGGCGTTGGTGTGGGTACTGCCGGCGCGACCAATGAAGTTAGAGCAACAGGTGAAGTTACTGCCTTCTACTCATCTGATGCCCGATTAAAGGAAAATGTAACACCTATTACTAATGCACTAGAAAAATTGAGTCAGATTCGCGGCGTAGAATTTGACTGGACACAAAGTCATATAGATAGTAGAGGAGGAGAAGATGGATACTTTGTACGCCGTCACGATGTAGGGGTGATTGCTCAAGAAGTTGAAGCTGTTCTTCCAGAAGTTGTTGCAGATAGAGAAGATGGATTCAAGGCGGTGAAGTATGAAAAGATGATTCCATTATTAATTGAAGCCATCAAGGAATTACAAGCCGAAGTTGCTGAGTTAAAAAAATCTCGTTAATTTAGGAGCAGTATACCATGGGTACAATACCAGCAACCGGTAGTAGAATAGGCATGGGATTTGCCGCCAAAGCATTTGGCTTGGCGAGTAATGCCGATCGTGGGACATATGCGGTTCGTTTACGAGGAAACACGAGTGACACGGCAGGTCTCGGTCAAAATGCTTGGACCACCTTGAATTCTCTAACATCGACAACAACTGATAAACGAGGGGTAGCCGCCGGGTCGGGCGGCACGATGCAGCTCAGTGCTCATTTAGGGTTGAAATCCACCACATACACATATGATGGACCGTAACTAACTTGACAATATAGCTGTTAGTAGTTAGATTAAATTAATACATTATTTCTTTTTTTGAGGTGAATATGACTGATATAAACATTGATACTCTAATAAACTCTATTAATGAAACTCCATCGGAATATGAAGAACGATATTTCCGATGGGTTTCTATTGGATATGATAAACCAACTCTTGTGAAGATGTTATACGAATTGAAATATCTTCGTGAACAAGACGTACAAGATGAAAAAAAAATTGCCTTGTTTGAAAAAATTTTAAACGAGCAAGATTTAAACTTCCTTCAAAATCTATTGTCCAACGATTTTCATGCATCTAGAATGGCGATGATTGAAAAGTATTCTCGCATTGCTGCAATGGAAATTCTCATTGAAAATAAGTATTCGGTTGAGACATTGAATATCATCACACAATTTCCATTGGGAGATTATCAATTAGTTGTGATGCGCACACAAGAACTAGTATCTCTTATCAATGACATTTCTAATCAAGCATCTGATTTGGCAGCAGGGGTGCCAGGATTATGAAAAGTCTCTACACCACAAGTAGTTGGAAAACAGGCAAACACCAGGATAATCCTACAAAACTTGCCATCTTAGTTCCGTGCCGTGATACAGTTGAAACCTTGTTTACATCATCATTACTGGAACTTGTCAAAGCTACAACAAAGGTGGGAATGGATGTGTATACTATGTTTGATACTAGCACAATTCTGTTAAATCAACGAGAAAAATTAGCACAACAAGCATTAGAAATGAATGCTGATTATATTCTTTGGCTGGATTCTGATATGATGTTTCCCCCTACGACTGCATTACGTTTAATGGCACATGATAAAGATATTGTTGCTGCCAATTATATGAAACGGTCTACACCATTAACTACCGTGGCATATAAAGTTCGAGGCGATTGGGATAGCTGGTTACCTTTAGAATCACAAACAGACCTAGAAAAAGTTGAAGCTATTGGTATGGGCTGTATGTTGATGAAAACCCATATCCTACATGATATACAAAAACCTTGGTTCAGTTTTGAGTGGAAGGATAATTCATGGCACGGTGAAGATTTCTTTTTTCAAGAAAAACTTCGAAACGCAGGATATGACATTTTTGTTGACATGAATCTAAGCCGTCAAATTCGACATGTGGGCAATTGGGCGTTTGGTCCTAGTATTGGAACCAATCAGGAACAAATTATTAAAAAACATATGAAGAAAAGAGAGCAAAAATAATGCTAAATAATGAATCTTGGTTGATGCATAGTGACCTTTTTGAAAACAATTGGATAATTGAACAAAAATCGTGGGTCAGAACATTAGGTTGGTTTACTGATTTTATTCATACAGCAAGAGATGCTAAAGGTTGGGTACAAGCAGGCGATAAAGAATTAACCATTCATGATTGCGTCAATATTATTGATGACGTTAGTTCTAAAAAGAAATTATTTTGTTTTGATAATGGCAAGTGGATTCATATTTCAGGTCCTGTGATTTTTTCAATTAAACAAACCGACGACTTAGTATACATTGCGGGGTGGGCAGGAGAAAAATCTGTTATTGATGAATATAAAATGAATTATGATTCTCCGTGGGATTGGCCTGTTAAACATATTATTGAAGTAGATCCTGTGGGTGTCATACACACAGTTCGAGGAAAAAATTATAACAAAAAAGAAATACCTGTATTTTTTGCGAGCAATGGGGAAAGTAATGCCGATAGAAATTGGAAACATTTAGTTGAGATATATCCTAAGGCTATACGAGTTGATGGGATTGATGGTCGAAGAAATATGTTTTTGCGATGTGTGGATTTAACTAAAACTAGCGATCATTTTTTTGTTGTAACCGGTAAAAATTACGTTACCGATATTTCAGTATTTGATTACGTACCAGATGTAACAAATGCACACATTGTTTTTAATTCGAAAAATATGAGCAATCGTTTAGAATATGGTCATATGGGCATTGTGTGTTATAATAAAAATTTAGTATTAAATACCCCCGAAGATTTTGGATTAGATTTCACCCAATATAGTCCGTGTTATTCCGATCCTAGAACAGCAAGTGAGGGCATATTTGCAACATCGGAATATGAGGCCTGGAGAACAGCGTTTCGTGAAACTGTTAAATTAACTCTAAGATTTGACCAAAACTCACAATATTGGTTATCTCGTTGGTTAGCTTTTGCTGAGGGAGATAACGCATTTTGGGTGTTAAAAGGCGCCAGAGATGGTCATGACTATGCAGCAAAGCATAAGGACAGCCCAACCCAGTTGAAAAAAACTGTTGATTGGAAATGGTTATCGCAGTATTATGAAGATAACAAATAGAAGTTCTTATAAATAGTTGGGAAGAGAATTTTCCAACTATTTTACTAAAGAGTGAACATGCCTATTACAACACGACAACAATTAAAAGATTACTGTTTGCGTCGTTTAGGATATCCTGTCATTGAAATCAATGTTGATGATGACCAAATAGAAGATAGAATTCAAGATGCCGTCGAATTTTGGCAGGAATATCACTTTGATGGCGTGGAGAAGATGTATCTTTCTGAAGAAATCACAGCATCAACATTGAAGCTATCATCCGTGTTGGCAAACAACTTCACCGCGGGTGAAACACTCGTCGGGGGCACCTCTGGAGCATCTGGGGTTATTCATAACATTACCAGCATCAACACCATTGACATCAAAAATGAGACCAAAGCGTTTCAAAATAGTGAAACTATTACAGGACAAACTTCTGGATTTTCTACAGGATTGCATGCAACACTAGGCTACACCCAAGGAAGTTTGGCTCGCGGATATTTTAATGTTGCTGACAACATCACAGGCGTGATTCGGGTGTTTCCAGTGGGATCTGCAGGTAGTAGCAACACGGGATCCACAAACATTTTCAATGTTGTGTATCAATTTCGCTTAAACGATATGTATAATTTGTTGTCATCTGACGTTACCTATTATAATCAAGTAAAAATGCACTTACAATTACTTGATGACATGTTTGCAGGTGAAAGAACCATTCGATTCAACAGAAAAATGAATCGTATCTATCTTGATGTGAATTGGGCCGAGACATTTACCATCGGAGATCATGTCATCTTTGAAGTCAGTGCCATCATTGATCCAGAAGTGTACAGTGAAGTGTACAACGACATGTTCTTGAAACGATATGCCACATCATTGATTAAGCGGCAATGGGGTGACAACATGAAGAAGTTCCAAGGCATGAAACTACCTGGCGGTGTGGAAATGAATGGGCAACAAATCTACGATGAATCCATGGAAGAAATACGACAAATAGAAACGGAAATGCAAAACCGGTATGAACTCCCGGTTGATTTCATGGTAGGATAGCATGGCAACAAATTTCTATTTTCAATCAGGAAACACCTCAGGTACCACCAATGAACAACGACTCATAGAAGATTTAATCATTGAAAGCATCAAGATTTACGGACATGATGTCTATTATCTTCCTCGTTCATCCGGTAATCTAGATAACATATTAGGAGAAGATGTATTAAGTCAATTTGATACTGCCATTCCATTAGAAATGTATTTGGCAGATATTCAAGGATGGGAAGGCAATGGCGAATTATTTACAAAATTTGGTATCAGTGTGACTGACCAAGCCACATTTGTTGTTTCCAAACGTAGATGGGAAGACACGGTAGGCTCAAGTCCTGAAGAACTACTTCAACTTCCAAATCGTCCTGCCGAAGGAGATTTAATTTATCTCCCAAAAACCAACAGTATGTTTGAAATTAAGTTCGTGCAACATCTTGATCCATTTTATCAATTAGGAAAATTTTACGTGTATAGTATGAGCTGTGAATTGTATCAGTATAGTTCAGAAGTGTTTGATACAGGAATTACAGACATTGATAGTACAGTTGATACTATTACACAAAATGTTTTTGAATATGAAATACTATCTCAAACCGGTGAAAGATTGTTATCACAGACAGGCTATGCTATAATTAAACAAGATTTCAACACAACTAGCAATGTGCCATTTTCCGATACTGAATTTTTTGAATCTGAAGGCGGAGACATTCTTGATTTTTCTGAAGTCAATCCATTCGGTGAATACTAATGTTCAATAATCAACATTTCTATCATCAACATATTCGAAAAGCCATCATTGCATTTGGAACATTATTCAATAATATTACACTACGCAGAATAAATGCAGAAGGAGAAGTTGCACAAAGTTTATTTGTGCCTTTAAGTTATGCTCCTAAACAAAAATTTATTGACCGTATTCGTGAAGCCCCTGAATTAGAAACAGGCCGCGCAACGTTTCAAATTACATTGCCTCGCATGGGATTTGAAATAACAAATTTCAGCTATGATGCGTCTAGAAAATTATCAGTTACACAAAATGTTCGTGCGGTTGACACCTCAGGTACAACAAATACCGGTATTCGATATTCATATATCTCAACCCCATATAATATGGGAATTAGTTTAAGTATATTTGCAAAAAATCAAGATGACGGCCTACAAATTATAGAACAAATTCTTCCTTATTTCAATCCTGATTTCAATGTCACTATTAATGAAATTCCTGAATTAGGCGTGAAACGCGATTTGCAAATTGTACTAGATAATATCAGCTATCAAGATGAGTGGGAAGGAGGATTTGATAAACGGTTAAGTGTAATTTGGGATTTAAATTTCACCGTTAAAATGAATTTCTTTGGTCACGTTCAAGACGCTAATATCATCAAGAAAACAATACAAAATATATACACAGATTATGGATTATTTGAAGGGGGGCCTCCTACAAATGCTCAAGTGGGTAGACGCATCACAACTACAATTGACCCCGAGGAGGCAACTCCAATAGATAATTATGAATTTGTGCAGGAGTTTGATGACATTTTTTCCAGTGAGATATGACATTTAATAATTTAGATGAAAAATTTGGCGTTGTATCCACAACAAACGAGGATAGTGATAAATCAATCTTGCCGGTTGTTGAAGATGATGCCCAACACGCCAGAGAAACTTTACGTAATTTAATTGATAAAGGCAATGAAGCCATTGATGGCATTTTACATATTGCCAAGAATAGTGACCATCCTAGAGCATATGAAGTTGCAGGTCAACTCATCAAGACGGTTTCTGATACTGCAAAAGATTTACTAGAAATTCAGAAACGTAAAAAAGATTTAGAAAAAGAAGATAAACCTAAAATTCAAACACAGAACAATTTATTTGTTGGCTCGACACACGAACTATTGAAGGCAATGAAACAAGCCAGTAATCCTATTGCCATACAAGAT